CACCTAAGCCTCCTACAGCAAATCCACTACCTAGTAAAGCCATAGCTGCTAAGTTAGACATAGAACTAGAGCCACCTGTCATAAGCGCCCTAGCTGTCTTCAACTCCTCTTTAGCTGCCTGTGCTGCGTCCATACGGCCTTGTAACCTAGTAGCTACTGAAGCATCAGCACTAACAAGCTCAGCAGCAGTCTGCTTAATTTCAGTGTCTAACACACCTTCACGAAGTTCTGTAAAGTCACTAAATCGCTTCTTCTCTTGATCTGCTATAGTTGTTATAAGCTCATCACGTCTATTAGAGACATCCCCAAGCTTATTAGCTCTACCTTGTAACGTGCCTTCACCGCGTTCAAAAGCCTTGCGCTGGTTCTGACGTAAAGCGCCTAGCCAGTTATCAGCAGTGAAAGCACCACGCTGACCTGCTTTAGCTGATGCAGCAACCACAGCGTCTGACATAGACGAAATAGTTTTCCACGCTGCTATGTCTCCATCAAACTTAGCTAAGTCTGTAGGCTTAAGCTGTGTACGTATAAGCTCGTTCAAGTCATCAACTACATAACGCATAGCATGTCTAGTCTGAGCCTGTGTAGAGTCTTCACCTAACGAGGACGTTAACGCCCCTATACGACTTCTTAGGCTGCTTAGGTCATTACCGTCTATACGTCCTCTGTATACAGAACTAGCTACAACATCCTTAATAAGCTCCATAGCGTTTAGAGGTTGTGTACCATTGAACCTAGCAAACTCATCAAGCTCTGTACCTAACTCACCTGCAAGTCTATCTACGTAATTAGTAGGAACTCTAAAGCTTCTGTTCTTAACAACTTCAAAGCCTCTTTCTTTCCATATATCTCTAAGGCGTCCCATAGTAGTGTTCATATCAGGACTACCAGAAAGTATACCAGCATTCTCTTTAATTCTAGCAGAGGCAGGTATAGAGTCTTTGACTGCTTGCTGCCTAAACTGCCTTTCAGAGTTGTTAACAGCCTCATCAGCCTTTGCTGTACGAGCAGAGGTTATAGTCATTAATCTGTCCTGCTCCTTCTTTAGAACATCAATGTCTTCTTGCTTAAGACCTTTAGAGGCTTTACGCTTAGCAGCATCAAACTGAGTCTGTAGTGACTTACTAGCTCTCTTGTAGCTATCCATTACAGAGCTTACTGCCTTAGAAGCACTGACGTTATTAGCTAAAGAAGCTGCCTTCTCTTCTAGAGGCTCTAACCATCGAGACTCTTGCTGCTTCAATGCTGAGTTACCAAACATTAAACCGCCTACAGTTTTCCTATAGAAGTTACCAGCGCCACCTTCAGGGTCTGCTAAGGTTATAGGTACAAAGTCTTTACCTCTACCTAGAGACTGATCTACTCTACGTCTGCTTAAGGCTGTTACGCCTTTACCTAAACCCTTCAAAGCTGTTGTAGACACTATAGATGTTAAAGCTCCACCTAAAGCAGCTTCACCTATATCTTCACCCTGTTCAGCCATACCTACGCCTGTTACAGCACCTTCTAAGCCTACGCCAGCAGCTAACGCACCTGCTCTGCCTCGACCTGTGTTAGCTAGTATAGGGATTGCCTTGCCTAGTGTGCTCACTGTCTTAGCAGCTATAGAGAGAGGCGCTGTAGCAATAGCACCTGCCACGTTTAAGCCTATAGAAGAACCTAAGTTAGACTCTTCATAGCTAGAGCGTTCGTCTTCTAAGCCTTGCACCATAGTTTTATAGACGTCAGTGTATGAAGACTCACCAGCAGCTCCTGTAACCTTTGCAATACCAGCAGCTACACCTGCGCCAATCTCATCAGAGAAACCAAAGGTCATACCGTCTAGGAAGGCTCTGGAAGCCATCACAGGGTCTTCATACCAAGCACCTGAAGCAATCTGAGTGCTTTTAGCTATAGAAAGCTCACCCTCTGAAGCAGGTCTAACTTTGCTGTTACTGTTGAAAGCCTGGTCTATGTCTTCTTCACTAGCTTTTCTAATTAAACTACTCATTTAAAGCCCCTTGAGAGTTAGCATAGAGCCTGATGGTCCAACTACCCATGCTTCGCCTGTCTCAGAATCTCTGATAATATACTCCCCAGCTTCGTTAATTCCTACATTGCCTCCATACACAGGGTTTGTAATATCAATCTCAGGCACAATACCTAGCTCAGCCTGAAGGAAGTTTGTGTAATGTCTTTCAATCTTTTCTAAACTGGCTCTAAGTAGTGCAGGAGACTGTTCTGTACCTAAGTCTGCTATAGCACTCTGTAGCATCTTCAATTCTATGTTAGATACTTGGCCTAAAGCACCGCCTGTCTTGTTATCAGGATCAGAGCGCATTCCTTGTAGCTCATCAAATCCTAAAGAAGCTACTACAGGATTTATAGCGGCTCTTAAGTTAGTGTTACCTTGTGCAAACAAAGCTTCTGAAAGGTCTCCATCGACTTCAGGGTTTATAGCGCGTACTATGTTTGGAAACATCCCTGAAGAGGAACCACTTATTAAGCTCTTAGCACTTCCTATCTGCTGTAATAAAGACTGAGACTCTATTAACTTCTTATTTAAAAGACCTTTGTAAGTACGCTGAGCTTCTGTAAGAGTAGCAGGAGGAGCTGCTAAAGGAGCTGCTGCCTGTCTAGGCACTATAGTTGTAGCTGTATCAGAAGCACCTGAAGAGGGGTCTACTATATCAGCAATGTTCTTAGTATATACAGTTTCACCTGTAGAGGTGTCAACACCTATAAGCATACCGCCAACTTCAAAAGGTGTGACGTTACGCGGCGTAGGTAACTCTCTAGTAGTACCAGTGCCTCTTTGCAGTATTGTGTTGTTGTTAACCCTAATCCACTCTTTAGCCTCTGTAGACAGTTTAAGTCTGTTGTTTAGCGTTGTCTGAACATCAGCAGGCGACATAGTGTTATTCTGCACAGCCGATATTAGATCGTCAGTTAGTAGAGTAGGGTTAGCTTCTCTAGCGTCTACCAAAGCTTTAATAGTAGCAGGCTTAGCAGCTTCTAAATTAGCTTGCCCTTGTTTACGTTGTGTTACATCATCAGCCATCGCAGCAGTTTCCATAGCTGTCTGCTGAGTTCTACGTGTAACTTGAGAGTTTTGATTAGCAACTTGAGCTTGATTAAGTGCGCTGGACTCCCTAGACACCTTAAACTGTTGTTGCATCTGAGCAGCTATAGCAGGGTCTACAGCTCTAACAAGCTCTACAGCCTTAGCTTGTCCTTGTGGTGTAGACATATCAAGCTGCCCTAGAGCTTTCTGTAGTCTCTCTTTAGACGTAGAGGTGTCAACACCAAATAGATTGCCAGAGGCTTTCCTGATGTTGTTAAAGCGCTGTGGAGCTAACAGAGCTGCCATGCCTCCAGGCAACTGAGCTGCTTCAGCTTCTCTGATGCCTTGTGAGCCTAGCTCTGGAGCAAATAGCTTGCCTAAATTAAGTAGTCCTTCCATTATAGTATTCCTCCAGGTAAGCTTATACCGAGTTTACCTAATAAGCTAGAGATTAAACCGCCTTGCCCTTTGTCAGCGTCTCCGCCTAGCAAACCTGTTAAGCCTTGTATGCGCTGCTGCTCTAAGTTGCCTGCTAACTGTTCAGACTGTAGTTTAGCCTCAATACCGGCTCTCTCAAGCTCTGCTGCTAATCCAGCACCTTGCTGTCTTCCGGCGTCTGCTATGCCTGCAAAGTTCGCTGCTGGGCCTAACAAGTCTAGTAGCTGCTGATTAGGCTCAAAAGAACCTTGTAAGAAACCTAAGCCTAGTTCGCCTGCTTGTCCACGCTGTGCTAGAGCCAGTTCTGCTGCTGTAGCTGCTGAGCCTGTACCGCCTAGAGCCTCTGCTAGAGCCTGCTGACGACCACCTAAACCTAGCTCACCAAACAACTGTGACTCGCCTAAGCCTTGCTGTAGAGCCTGTAGCGTCTGTCCAGATTGCTGCGCTTGCTCTCGTTGTGTAAAGTCCATAGCACCTAAAGCACTAGAGGCTCTAGACTCTTCAACAGCCTTAGCCTGTGCAAGCTGCTCTGGTGTACCACCAAACATTGATGTACTTACACCGCTTCTGCCTTGGTTAAATAGCCTATTCTCTAAAGCAAGCTGCTCACGCTCTCTAGAAGGAGCCTGTAGAGCTTCTAAGCGATTAAACACCTCAGTCTCCCTGCCAGCACCGCCACCGCCTGTAAGCATATCAATTAGAGTCTGCTCTCTAGAACCACCAGCGCCTAAGTTCTGACTAGCTAAACCACCTGCAACGCTGCTAGAGACATCACCAAAGGCTTGATTAACATTAGGAGTACCAAAGGCTGACAAGTTCTGACTAAAGAGGTCTTGGAAGTCTGTACCAGCCTCTTGAGTAAAGCCCTGTGATGTATTACGTAGGAGATCAGCTAGTTGCTGCTGCTGTGGTGTCAACTGAGCGTTGAAGCCTCCATCAGCATTTACGTTTACGTTGCCTGTGTTAGAGGTAACAGCAAAGGGCTTAAAAGCTGTGTTGCTTATAGCATTAGTACCCGCTTGAGTTGTAGCTGCTAGTGCTGCATTACCAGCCTGCCTAGCTTGCTGAATACCTTTATTGACACCAAATAAGCCACCACCAGCTTGTAGAATACCGTCTAAGACGTTACCTTGCTGTGCTGGCGCTCCTGCTGTCATATCAAAATAGTCCTGTGCTGTAGGTCCAGCCATTACAGAATCCTCCCTAATAGAGCGTGAATGTTCATCTCTTGAACAGCAAAGTCATTACCGTCTACTGTGTTGTCAACGCCCACTGTAATCAATGTACCACCTCCGCTTGTGTTAATCTTTTCTCTATTGATAGCTTCATATTCGCTGTACTCTGAAGTGGAGACGTTATACTCACTAGTGCCGTAGTAGGCTAAGTTGACATCTCTAATGTTAAATAGCTGTGTTGTAAACTTACTTGTGTAGTCATAGCTCCAGAGCAATGCAGCGTTGTCGCCTTGACCACCCTCTGTAGTTAACACCACCTTCTTTAGAAACTTAATCCTTGTAGACGCATCAGGGGCTAATTCATTCTGAAACGTCAACGGATGTGTTCTGTAGCTAAATAGATAGCTTAATGTCTTATCTTGAGCGCCTGCATACTTAGCAATACCTTCAACGTCTCCTAAGTATAACGTAGCGTCATCAGCCCTGTAGAACGCTAGAGGCACTAGAGACCACGTAGTGGCTCTGTGACTACCATCCTGCAAAGGCGATCTAGTATCAAAGCAATAAGTCTTACTAGAAGTAGGGAACGTAACTAAAAAGAAAGCTGACTCAGTGTTATAGTGTGTACGTATATCAGTTAAGTCAGTCTCAATAGCTATAGCTGTCTGTACATCGCTGTTAACATTCTTGCTTATGTCGCCTATTGGAGACGCCTTCTCCTGTATAGTTCTACCTAAGCTTCTAACGCCTGTGTAGTCTAAGAAGAACAAGTCTGTACCTGTGTTCTGTGAAGCATCTCTGTTAATACAGCCTATCTTGTCTATAGTATCCTGTAGTGACATTGTAGAAGGCTCTGTAGCACCTCCATAAACAAGCATACTACGCTTACCAAAACAGATGAGAAAGTCATTGTGAGCCTTTAGAGACGTCAATACGTCATAGCCATCAGGCCAGAACTCACCAATGTCTATAGAGCCTGAAGAGCCTCCTGACCAAGCTACACCGTTCTGAAGGTCACTCCAGTATATAGTAGCTTTATCATTGCCTATGTCACACACCCACAGACGCCCGTAGGCAGCTAACACTTCGTTACCCTGCGGCACTGTGCCTGCATAGCCTGCTGCGGCTGTAACAAGCTGTAAAGAACCACCTGCTGTGAACACCATAGGAGCATGAGCGGCTTGGAAGAAATAACACTTATTAGCTAAGCTGACTATCTTCCAATTGTTAGCAGAGATAGAAGCAGCCCCTGGCGTCACATCAACCAGTGTAGCTGTACCTGTAAACACTTTGTTGTTACCAGCAGAAAACACTGTCTTAGTACCATCATAGGCTTCAAACTCAAAGATGGCTTCAATACCTACAGAGGTTCCTAAGAGAGCATCGTCTGTGGTAATTAACTGGATACCTTGTCTAGCTGCAATTCTACCTTTCCTATCAATGACACAGTTGTCAGCAACAGCAGCAAAAGCAGGCGGCAGGTCTGCTGGGCTACCTTGAGTGTTAATACCAGCAAACGCAGGTGAAGCGATTGTAATATTTCTAAGAACTTCTGCCATGCTATACAGCTTCCCATATTAGTTTCTCAGGTCGTTTAGCGGCGTCATATCCTATAGCATCTGCTAAGAACGTCTCAGCAACAGCAAACTGCTCTAAAGCACTCTGACCGCCTGTCTCACCACGCTCACGTAATGCAATAGCGTAAGCAAGCTGTATAACTGGTGCTTCCGGTATAACAATAGCTTCATCATCAGAAGACAATAATGTGTTACTTTTGTCTACAGTAACTTCTAGCGTCACTACAGCGTTAGGCGTAGGATACACTTCAATAGTGGGGTCTTGATCGTCAGCAGAAATGCCTTTGTAACACCAATAAGCAGGTGTATTGTTTACAGAGGTTTCAAGCGCATAAGCTCTACGCATCCAAGCACTGCTGACTTCCTGTAGCTTTGCATTAGTAGTTACATCATAGACATCCATCACAGTAGCACTTGCGCCTGCTCCGTCTAAGGTGTAGACGCTAGTGGACGCTACAGTGTTTAAGCTTATTGTAGTTTCTAAGCCTACCCAATCCCAAGCCTTTTCAACTAACGTGTAAGCGTCCTGTACAAAGTCACCTATAAGTTTACTATAGTTATTCTGTGCAACACTACCTATTTCATCTTCTCTAAGGCGTCTTAATACACCGTTAACAGCTTCTTTATAGGTCATTATACAAGGTCTCCGAATAGTGTGTTTCTTCTACGTCTAGGTGTAAACTGTTGAGGTGCTATACGGCCTCCAGAAATAGCTGTAAGTTTTATTAACTCATCACCAAATAGCGTAGATGTTATACTACGACCTGAAGCACCAGCAGCGCCTGTTGCGCCTGTGTCTCCATCTGTACCATCTGTGCCGTCACCACCGTCTGTGCCATCAGTGCCTGAAGTGCCATCTAAGCCGTCTGTGCCTGAAGTGCCATCAGTGCCTGAAGTGCCGTCTAAACCGTCAGTGCCTGAAGTGCCGTCTAAACCGTCAGTGCCGTCTGTTCCATCAGTGCCGTCTGTGCCTGAAGTGCCTGTATCACCTTTGACACCATCAGTGCCTGAAGTGCCTGTATCACCTTTGACACCATCAGTGCCTGAAGTGCCATCTAAACCGTCAAGACCGTCTAAGCCATCAATGCCGTCAGTGCCTGAAGACGTTACAGGGTCTACTAAAAGTGTATCTGTAGGTGCGTCAGCTGTAACTATAGCGTCTGATGGGCCTGTAATAGTTGGTTCAGGTGTTATAGGTGTTTGAGTAATTAATGAAGGGTTTTCTAAAGAACCTCCTACGGGAACTATAGAAATACCAGTGCCTGTGTCTACTGCATTGCCTACAGCCTGCCCAGCCTCATTAACCACTGTATGCTCTGCTGTACCACTAGTGCCTGTAGAGTTAGACAATATTGTGTAAGTACCTCCATCGTCTAGCGGCACATTCTGAGAACTATTAGCAGGGATAGAATCACCTGTGCTATTACTTGTGAAGACGTTATCAGCAGCGTTGTATTCCCAAGACTCTAGAGGGTCTACAACTGGTGAAGCGTCTGTACCTAAGCCAGGGCCTTCAGAGGGTGTAGTTGCAGGAGCTTCAGAGCCTGCGGGGTCTGTATTACCGCCACTGCTTCCTACGTCACTACCACCTAATACGTTCCCTAAGATGCTTGCAATAGTAGCTGCTGCTGCTACTGAGCCACCAGAGGCTGAGGAGCCTTCTGTAATTTCTATACGCTTATTAATTAGACCACCGCCAGCAGCGTCATCATTTAATGTGACAGCGTTTAAAGTCTTAGGATCAAAAGGAATACCTGCGGCTGTTAAGATTCCTGCTGTAATGTCTCTCTTAAGTGCATTAGCTTGCTCAGTTGTCAGGTTAGGGTTGTTATCAATCTCTTTATATGCTGCTGTTCTCTGTGCTAAGTAATCATCATACTGCGCCTTAGTCATCTGAGCTTTAGGCATGTTGTTAGGGTTTGTAGGGTCATTAGCTGCTGTAGGCGTTTCAACAACGTCCTCTCCAAAGCTACCAGTAGCACCGTCTAAGCCTCCTAAGTCTCCTCCAAACAACGAAGGGTCTAGACCAAAGTCACTAAAGTCTCCTCCAGATGTACCAGTGACGAGAATCTCACCTACTATATCAGAGCCGCCTGTGTAAGCACCATCTATAACAGGATCACCCATGCCACCGTCTAGAGGTTTTATATCGTCAATATCAACATCATCTTTACCAGCCATTGCTATTCTTCCTCGTATAAAGTGTCTATAAATAACAACTCATTCGCTGCTCGTGTCAATATAGCTGCTAGTCTGTCAGGGTGAACGCCTTTGTCTACATAAGCAGACAAGCCTCCCCATATCTCTGCTTCAACTGTTAAAACGTAGTCGTCCATAGCCTCTGTAGTTCTTAAAGGATTTAATGCAACTACGTTGTTTTCATTCATTATACAGTTTCCTTAGTACATCCCATAGCTTTTGCAAGTTCTATAACTTCAGCAACGGACATCTTAGACGCTAACACGCTGTCAGAAAGCCCTAGAGCCTTACCAGACGTCTTTGACTTAGTAAACGTACCTGTGTAGTCAAAACCACCACACCACGCTACAGCGCCTTTAGGAGCGCCAGGAGAGGTGCTACAGCCTATAGCGCTCAGAGACAACATAATTAACACTATCCAATACTTAATTGCTTTCATGAAACATCCAGCCTCCTGTGCGTACAGCTCTGTACATGAGCCTACGTTTGAAATAGTTAACGTCAGAGGCTTCCATAGCCTCTAGAAACACCTTGTCTGCTACTTTTCTAGCAAACCCCATAGAGTATAAGTAGTCGTGAACAACAGCAGCCCATCTGTCTCTACCGTGGCCTGTAATAAACACTCTAGCAACTCTAGGAACTGAAGCGAAGTCTGTAAAAAACCCTTTAGGAACCTGTATAGTCGTGTTCAGTATAGTGCTGTAATACTGTAGAGGAGCTAGGAGTTTATAGCCGCCCTCTACAGCTCTTGTGTCTAATGGAGTCTTAAAAGGAAACATGGCAGTCATTATTCAGCCTGCTTAAGTATGTGAGACAGTATAGTCTCTAGCTTCTCATTAATGTCTACAGTGTGTCCACGCATATCAATTCTAAACTGATCTAGGTTTGCATCCTGTGAAGCGTCTATACGGGTCTGATTCTCTAAGATGGTTAATATCTTATCTTCAACCACAGCTAATCTAGTAGACAGGCTGTAGAACGCTGAAATAGCAGAGGCAAACAAGACCGCTGTAGTTAATATATGCCCTACTGATAAGCTCTTGTCCAAGTGCCACTCCTTATCTATCATGATCTACTCCGCTGTAACTAATTAAATAAGCCTATATACCCGCTTAATCTGGCTGTGAGGCCATCCAATCCGAATACAACGTGTAGGCTTGACTACTATTCACACGAATCTCTCGGCCGTCTGGCTCCATCAAAGCTAATTGCAGTGATTGCCGTAGTGCTTTACGCGCATCAGCACGCGCTTGCTCTTGGTCGACCTCATCTGCTAACTGAGCCATGTAGTTTTCATCTGCATTCGTACCAATGTAGCTGTCAATCTCGTCAGGGTTAAGAGCTACGCCTGTAAGTGCTTCAATCGACTCACCAAATATCGCAAGCCCTCCATAGACTGCGTGCTGTGGGTATAGGGCTGTTAGAGCTTTGGGTATAAAACTAATGTGATACGCGTAATACCGCACTAGACTGATGTCACTATAACTGTGAAATTATCCACTGTTAGACTTGCCGCTTGTACAGAAGCAAACCTGAACCGAACGCCGCCATCTCTTTCATCTGCGTCTTCGATAACCATGTGATAAGTAAATGTAAGGCCAGTGCCAGTAGCAGCAGTCTTGTAGTAGGCGTGATTGATTTGGTGTTCGTGTGCGGTGGCTTCACCTTCTGCGACAGAAATAAACATATCAACTTCCTGGGCCGCTAGATTGTCAAAAGTGACTTTTGCTGTAAAATGAATAACGTCACCAATCTTGTTGTTAGAAAGGTCAAATTTATTAGTTGAAGAATTCCATAGCGCTGTCTTACTGTCTGGATTATACGAAACCACAGTGTTAGCGTTATTAGTTAGATAAGTGCCGGTTGCCCCACCAGTATGCGATATGGCTGCTGCGTTACTTCTCGTAACGAACCAATACGTGTTGTTTTCTAGCGACTCTGCTAAATCTTTTGTTGCGTTATTTCTAGCTGCAAGTTCTGTACCTGTAGTTACGCCACATACTATATTAGGAATTGACATTATTTATACTCCACATGGAATTATTGAGGAACACGACAGTACGCCATTGCACGTCATTACCCCGCTTGAATTGAACAAAGGTGTTAGTAGTGGTGGTGCCTCTAAAAACCATTTGATTGAAAGAGTATCTAAGTTTGCCTCGGTATCACCCCCGCTAGACCGGATACCTAGTGTAGATGCTGCTATGCCCACAAATTGTTGCGTAAAGTCCCCATTTGCTTCCATCTCAATTATATTGCCAGAGCCCGCAGTGCCTTGCCGAATATTAACAGTGCCTTGCACGTATCCGCTTGCAGTGGCTCCCAGCCTGAATGTGCCGCCGTCTGCTAAAGACAGATTCTGAGTTGCTAGTGGTGCAAAAGTTGTAGATGAGTCTATTACTAATTTACTACCCGAAATCGTAACCCCTGATTGTAATGACCAATCACTACCGGAATCAAAAGTACCATTAGCTACTAGCTCAGCAGTACCCAGCCAATCAGTGCCGATCAATTGCGCTTGGAATCGGTTTGCTTCAGGGATGTTGTTGTAAGTTAATGTGCCTGAGTTTACAGTTGAGCTTTCCGTTGTGCCTGTTGCTTGGTCTAAATTATATGCTTGGCTGTTTGCAGGGGTGGTTACATCCGTTAAAACAGGATTAGCAGGTACGCCGTTAAAGTACGCTCCAGTTGATAAACGGCCAACATACTTAATTGTCTGACTACCGTTTAAGGCCCATGTTTGAGTTCCAATTGAAATGCCATTAACAATTAAATCTGCTGTTGTACCTGTGTAAACTATTTTGGCGCTGTGAAACTTCCCATTATCCAGTGCTACAGTGCTAGTTATCGCTGTTTGCAGGGCAGTACCAACATAAGCCGAAGCAACAACAAAGCCAGATGTGTTTATTTCTAGCCTTATTTCATCCGTTCCTGCTAATTCGCCACCGAATAACGTTTGCGCTGCGCTGCTTGTTGTTGAGAAGTTTAGCCCTGCTTCAAAGTTACCTGTAGGCGTCCAAGCTGTGGCAAGTTCTCCGTAGCTATTGAGAACAGGATCAAAGTCTAGGAAGTTACGCAGCCTAACTAATGGACTTCGCCTTTTTCCTGAAATGCCCAGCGATAGTTTATTCAATGCAAACATAGTTACACCATTTGAGTGATGTTTAGAGAGCCTGAGTCGCCGCCTGTAATGGCTGAGAACGTAGCGCCTACATTAGCCCTTACAAACTCCACAGTAAAAGCAGGAAGCAACGTAGACGCTGTCGTAGCTGTACCTACTAAGCTGTAGTAGCAATCCACTGTAGCTACTAAGCGGCATACAGCCTGTGTAGTAGCTCCAGAGGTTGCTACAGTTCCTGAGATTGAGACGTTCGCTGCTGTGCCTGGACTAGCCACCTGTATAGGCTTAGAGTTGTCATCAATAGTTAATTTAGTCATTGTAGTTCCTTAAAAGGTGGTTGTAATTAGTTTGTTTTGCAACGTGTTTGCTAGTATAAAACTAGCGTTATACAGCTCCTATTTTTCGGATTCTAAATACTGTGCCTGAGGCCGATGTTGCTGTAGGGGTGCCATCAGTATGCAGTCTAACCACATCAGAAGACGCTAAACTCACAACAACAGAGGCGCTAAGTGTATAGTTACCGCCTGAGTCTGTGGTTGAATGCACAACCCTATCAGCTGCCGTAATGCTTTGAATGTTAGTTGTTAATTGTGATGAATTTAAAGAGACGCCATAAGTATCGGCAACTCCGGTCTCGCTACAAGTTATGGCGTAAATCCCAGCCTCATTAATGGTGAAACTGCCTCCCAATGTACCGCTGTCAGCATAAGTAATTGCTGTTCCCACACTGGATTGCGTTGTTGTAAAGCGTCTAATTTTTGTATTAGTAGACCCGTGTCCGTTGCCTGTAGTGACTACTATTTCATGGTTTCCAGTGATTTGCTGTACAGCTCCCCAAGTACCATCACCACGCCAGAACGTAGCAGAAGACGCCGCTGTTCCTGAGTTTAAATTAGCCACTGGTAGACTACCTGTAACTCCTGTAGTTAATGGAAGACCTGTAGCGTTTGTAAGAACGCCTGAAGTAGGAGTACCAAGAGCAACACCAACAAGAGCGTTATCTTTTATTAAGGCACCATCAATAGTGACGCCAGCAGCCGCTGTAGTTTCTGATATAGTGTCTGTAGTAATAACTTGACCAGCAGTAACAACTATGTCGTTAGCACCAGTAATGTTAGCAATAGCTAGAGCGCCTTCTAAAGCGTTAGCAGCTATCAGCTTAGCATCTACATAAGCTTTGGCAGACTGCTGTGTAACGAGAGCTGTAGCGCTGTTTGAGGCAAAGTTGTCTTCATCGAGGATAGCTGTAGCTGTAGCGCCAGAGGCTAAGGTAAAGGTGGAGAACGTACCAGCCGCAGGAGTGCTGCCGCCAATAACGGAATTGTCTAATGTGAGTCCGGTAGCAGCGCCAGAGGCTATAGCAGCAAAGTTGGCTGTACCAGTAAATGTAGGAGAGGATGTATTAGCTTTAGAGTTAACAGATGTAGCTATGTTATCGTATTCAACATTGTGCTCAGTACCCTTAATAACCTTAGCAGGGTTACCTACAAGTAAGCTGTCTTTAGCTGCAAAGTTAGTAGTTTTAGTGTACGCTGTCATTTAAAGGCTCCGCAAGCTAGATAAAAGAAGGAGAGGCCCGAAGACCCCTCCCAATTAAGCACAGGAGAGCGCTTATGTATTGACGTTTAAAACAAAACCACTGTCAGGGCGGAAAGTCTTAACACCGTAGAGCTGGTCAGACGTTAGCAAGTCTGCTAAGAACTCTTGCTTGTACTGCGTCTGAGAACGAACACCCATCTGCTCTGCAAGGATAAACGTGTCTTTGTGGCCCATAATAGCCGCTCGGACATCACCACCAGAGGCAGCTCCGTTAGCAGCAGCAGTCTCAGAAACTGCACAGTTAGTAGAGACAAAGATGTCAATACCGTACAAGTTACCAATCTTGCCATTCTGGACGCCTTGGCCGTTTACGAAGTCTGTAGACACGTAGCGGTCAATGCCCATCATAGCACTACGTAGGCTAGGTGGTATTACAAAGAAACGATTAGACATGGGAGTGTCTGTGTCGTCCATAAGCTTAATCAACGCTCTAAAAGCAGCGTCAGTAAAGACGTCAGCAGGAACAACAGTGTCCACAGCATACGCAGTTAAGCCTGAAGAAGCGTCAACGTAATATGAGTTAGTGTGAGCATAAGAAGTGCCGTCACCATCACCAAGAGACTTGGCTAGTACGTGTAGGTCGGTGTCCACTTGAGTTGCCAGCGCATAACCAGCGTCTTGAGTGTAGAACCTTCGCATACTGTCTAGCGCTTGAACGCCTGTAATGTCCTCAATAAGCTTTGAGTATTCAAAGTGCTTATCAATCGTAACAATAACCTCGCTTTCAGTTTGGTTCTGCAACGTAACCGCTGTTCCTTCAGCTTTTGCATTAGCACTGC